CTATGTTGACCAAATATATAAAATGTATAATCAGCAAGACATGGCGGAAGGCTCAGTAACTAAAAAGCCGCAACCATACAATGATCCTAATTGGATTAAAAAACTACCTAAAGAAAAATTAGATGCCATAGCTGGTCCACGCCACGACAAAGATAAAAAAGATAAAGATGTCAAAGAATCTAATACACTGATGAAAAAACTGCATCAAGCCTTGTTAAAAGAAGGCCGTGTGAAAGAATTAGCTGACGATCTCAAAACTCTCAACGACGCTGAGTTCATGAAGAAATATGGTAAAGCCAAAGCCGCAATCCGTAAAGACATGAAGAAAGTGGACGAGGGCAATGCCAACAGTGGTCGACGTGGCCCAAACTCTCCTCCAGATAATACTCCAGTTAAACTGGGTCGAGTACAAAAACTCAAGACTGGAATTAAACATCATGCTGACTCAAGTCGATATGGTGGTACTGTGCCAGATACAGATGATGACCATCTGCTGAGTCCAGCCTCAAGACATCGTTTGCACAAAGCAGTCACTCCTGGTCAACAAGATCTAGACGAAGGCAATATGCCACAGTCGGTTATTAAAAGCAAACAAAAATATGCTGACATGAGTGATCAAGAGTTTCATGCGGCACACAAAAATAAATCTGAAGATGATCTAAAAAGCATGGCTTGGCGCCACGGTTATGGCAAGGGCAGCAATCATTATGTAAACCGACATAAAAAAGGCGGCGGCCAACTCAACGAACTCAGTACCAATAAACTGGCACAATATAAAACTGCTGCTGCTGCCGATGCTAAGAAAGCTGATCAATCTGGTGATGTCAAACGCGGTGACAAACGGTTTGGTGGCATAGTCAAAGCTACTAAGAAACAGTTTGACAATGACGCTAAAAAGATTGACGAAAGTCGTCGAGATCGCCAAGCACTAATGGCACAGATTGCGAACGGCCGCTGAGTTAGCCAAAACTACTTGCTCTGCTGAGAGTTAGTTGCTATACTGTGTTTTTACTGGAGAACACAATGAAAACATTTAACGGCGATCAGAAAATCAAGCTCACACAAATCATCAACGAAGGCATGCAGGTCATGCACGAAGTTGATACGCTCAGTGCAGGACTCAATGACACTATCAAAGCCATCGCGGAAGAATTAGAAATCAAACCAGCTGTGTTGAAGAAAGCTATCAAGCTGGCACACAAAGCTGAATTTGGTAAAGCTAAACAAGATCACGAACAGTTAGAAACTATCCTGGAAACTGTAGGCAAGACTTTGTAGATGTTGTACCCACGCAATATATGTACTTTGATTTGCCCCCAAATAAACCAATATTGGTAATTGCTAACTATAGAACCGGGTCGACCGCGTTATGCAACTTGATAGCAAAGCAAACTGGATATATCAACCTTGACGAGCATTTCCATCCAAAATTTAATCGATCATACAAATCCTGGCGAGACAAATTAACTGTTATTAAAATTCAACCCGATCATCAAGTTCCGCCTCATCATTGGAATGAATTATTGGATAAATCTTATGTGATTGGAATCACGAGACGAGATATTGTGGAACAAATCGCTAGTTTTTATCTTTGCCATAAAACACAAATTTGGCATGAAAAACAATCTTCAGATTTGGTCGATGATTATCTAATAGACATAGACGAATACGAGTTGGAAGATCAATTCAGATACATTAGTGATCTCTGTGACAGATTTCAAAATCTAACACCATACTGTAGTAAGTTGTTTTATTATGAAGATATCAGCAAATATCTCAATGACAGCGAGTTTAGAATCAAAAGTAAACCCAGGAATTACAACATGCTGATTGACAACATCAAAGAACTAGTAAACAACCAATAAAATTTATGACGCAATCCTTCGTCGAATGGCGTGTTAGTGCAGCAGATTATGTGCGAGCAGATTTTCGTGCGTATCCTCTGCGATTTTGTTTGGAATTGCTAGGGTGGGCTATATCACTGGGATGTAGTTTAACCTATGCCATCACTGTACCCCACTTGCCATTCATACCGTTGTATATGGCATTTATTACCGGATGCTTGATCATGGCATGGTGTTCATATACTCGTGGCAGCTTTGGCATCCTGGGAAACTATCTGATACTAAGTATAATTGACAGCGCAGGGCTGATCAAATTGTTAATGCAAAGCAATTGAGAGTCGTTCACTTTACGAACATGAATCACGGCAGACCAGCCATAATTGGAGATAGATGAGTTACATTGATGCACTTTATGATCGAGCACACGATCGAATCCACGTTGTTGAACGTGTGAACAATCAAAGGGTATATCGAGAATATCCAGCCAACTATGTGTTCTACTACGACGATCCACGTGGCAAATTCCGCAGCATCTACGATACTCCTGTAAGCAGATTTTCTTCGCGCAACAACAAAGAGTTCCGCAAAGAAGTGCGAATGCACTCAAGCAAACAAATCTACGAGAGTGATATCAATCCTATCTTCCGCTGTTTGGAAGACAACTACAAAGGCCAAGATGGACCTAAGTTGCATACAGCGTTCTTTGACATTGAAGTAGACTTTGATCCACTTCGCGGATTTTCTCCGGTGAGTGACCCGTTCAATCCTGTCACAGCTATATCTGTGTACATGGATTGGTTAGATCAAATTGTCACGCTGGCTGTGCCACCACGTCACATGAGCATGGACACAGCTAGAGAAATTGCTGCGGAGTTTGACAACTGCTTTATGTTTGAAAAAGAAGCAGACATGTTGAACACATTCTTAGACCTAATCGAAGATGCAGACATCCTCACCGGATGGAACTCAGAAGGCTACGACATACCTTACACAGTAAATCGCATAACCAGAGTGCTCAGCAAAGATGATACACGACGTATGTGTTTGTGGAATCAGTTTCCTAAACAACGTATGTTTGAACGCTTTGGCGCAGAGAACGAAACCTTTGACTTGGTGGGGCGAGTGCATATGGACTATATGCAATTGTATCGCAAGTACACATATGAAGAACGTCATAGCTATGCACTAGATGCCATTGGTGAATACGAAGAGATTGGTCGCAAGACTGCATTTGAAGGCACCTTGGATCAGCTGTACAATCAAAACTTCAAGACCTTTATTGATTACAATCGCCAGGACACAATGTTGATTGGTAAACTAGACAAGAAGCTACGTTTCTTGAGTCTGGCCAACACACTGGCGCATGAGAATACCGTGCTGCTGCAAACTACCATGGGTGCAGTGGCAGTGACTGAGCAAGCTATTATTGTAGAAGCTCATGAACGTGGTATGATAGTTCCCAACCGTAAAGAAAGGCTCTCAGATGAAGACACGCAAGCCGCAGGTGCCTATGTTGCTTATCCCAAAAAAGGTCTCCACGACTGGATCGGTAGCATTGACATCAACTCGCTCTATCCCTCGGCTATTCGAGCCCTTAACATGGGTCCAGAAACCATTGTTGGCCAACTCCGGCCCGTAATGACTGATAGGCTGATCAAAGACAAAATGGCCCGAGGAGATAGCTTTGCTGCTGCTTGGGAAGGATTGTTTGCCAGCCTAGAATACTCTGCTGTGATGGAACAGCAACGTGGTACAGAGATCACTATAGATTGGCAGAACGGTGAAGAAACCATACACTCAGCTGCTGAAATATGGAATTTAATCTTTGACTCAAATCAACCTTGGATACTCAGTGCCAATGGAACTATCTTCACTTATGAGAAGAAAGGCATCATTCCTGGGCTGCTGGAACGTTGGTATGCTGAACGCAAGGAGATGCAAAAGAAAGCCCGAGAATACGAAGGCAAAGATGATGCTCAGTTTGAATACTGGGACAAACGACAACTGGTCAAGAAGATTAACTTGAACAGTTTGTATGGTGCTATCTTGAATCCCGGTTGCAGATTCTTTGACAAACGTATCGGACAATCAACCACACTAGGTGGCAGAACCATTGCCAAACACATGGATGCGTATGTGAATGAATGTATCACTGGAGAATACGACCACACTGGCAAAAGCATTATCTATGGTGACACAGACTCGTGCTATTTCACAGCATGGCCTATGTTGGAGAAAGAAGTTGCCGAAGGGCGTATGGAATGGTCGGCAGAAACTTGTATCGCATTGTACAACTCCATTGCAGATCAAGTGAATGACTCATTTCCGGGTTTTATGGAACAAGCATTCCATTGCCCAAGAGAGATGGGGTCAGTGATACGTGGAGGCCGAGAGATTGTGGCACGCACTGGATTATTCATCACCAAGAAGCGTTATGCTGTGTTGTACATTGACAAAGAGAACAAGCGTGTGGATGTGAATGGCAAGCCTGGCAAAGTCAAAGCCATGGGCCTGGATCTCAAACGCAGTGATACACCTGTGGTTATTCAAGAGTTCCTTAGCGAGATTCTAAATAAGGTACTAACAGGAACACAGAGAGAAGAAATTGTGGCACGAATAAGAGAGTTCAAATATGTATTCATGGAACGACCAGGCTGGGAGAAAGGATCACCCAAGCGTGTGAATAACTTGACCAAGTACGGCAAGGCGGAAGAGCGCGAAGGCAAAGCCAACATGCCCGGGCATGTGCGAGCAGCTATGAACTGGAACAATCTACGAAGGATGAACTCGGACAATTACTCGATGCAGATCGTGGATGGCATGAAAACGATTGTATGTAAGCTCAAAGGTAATGCCTTGGGTTGGACCAGCATTGGTTATCCCACCGACGAGATGCATTTGCCACAATGGTTTAAGGACTTGCCGTTTGATGATGATGGAATGGAAGCTACTGTGGTGGATCAAAAAATCGACAATCTCTTAGGTGTGTTAGGCTGGGACTTAAAGGGCAGTACAAACACAGCCAACACATTTACTAGTTTATTTTCATTCGAATGAAGCTTAGTGAAATAGTTGCATATCTAAACCATCTAGACACACTCAGTGTAGAATCTGCTGCGGCTGCTGCTGTAGGTGAGCTGGAAAAAATTAATTACACAATACAAAATAGTAAAATACAAATACCGTACAAAACATCTAATCTAACTTCTAACTACGATGACATAAAACTACTCTTAGACAGTTATGAAGAAAATTTAAAAAAATTACAAGCAGATGTGTTTGATTTAATCAAACAGCAAGAATCAACGTATTTTGCCATGGGTCAAGAATTATATCAAGGTATGCGGCACGAAACACCCGAATACATACTTCAAAGAACTGTACAAATTGATTCAGACTCCTTGTTATTTTTACGAAAGAGACTGCAAGGATTGCATTGTGATTGGCGGTATCCTGGTATGATCATACGCCCTGCACATAGTCCTTGGGTAGAAGATTTAGTATCATTGGATCCATTGTATTTTGTTGATACACATGCAGATTTACTCAAGCCGGTCGTGGATAAATTTACTCCAGAATATCAACGTAGACTCCGACGCTATGTAATTGACGAATATGGTGATGCTCCTGCGTTTTGGAACTTACCGCAGAGACAATTTGGGTTTGTATATTCGTTTGGATATTTCAACTTCAAGCCATTGGAAATAATCAAACAATATCTTTCAGAAATATTTGAGTTGCTGCGTGATGGCGGTACATTCTTATTCAGTTTCAATGACAGCGACCAATGGAGAGCGGTGGGATTAGCTGAACATTATTTCTGTTGCTATACTCCTGGTAGATTGATACGCGAGCATGCTTTGTCATTGGGATATGAAATTGATTTTGATCATGATGTTAATTCTGTTGTGTCTTGGTTAGGATTACGCCGGCCTGGTACAATGACCAGTATTCGTGGCGGGCAAGCATTGGCAATGGTTTTAAGAATACCAGAGCCTGAACCGGAAATAATACCCGAGCCAGAAATAGAAATACTGCCAGAAGTTGTTGACATTAGTATTCAAGATCGCTATAATAGCTTAGACCTAGGCGAATTGATTGACTTGGCCAGGATGTTATCTATTGATATATCCAATGACAAAAACAAAGGCATGTTTAATATTAAAAAAGTTCGTCGAACTGTAAGACAATATCTGGAAGAACACAACTGGCCAGAAAAACAATTGAAAAGATTATTTAAAAGGAAACCAAAATGAAAGACCATCTCTTAGATCTAGTACAACACACATTTGATCTTGGCTGCATTGACTTGATCAAAGTCACTGGCACCGACGCAGATACTGTGATAAACGGCGTTGCTGAAGACAAATCTGTGATTCTTGAAGCACAATTTGCCAATCCAGTAGCCGACTTCATGGGCACGTTTGGCATGCCCAATCTTGGCAAACTCAAAACATTGTTGAACTTGCAGGAATACCGCGAAGATGCCAAGCTAACAATTACTCGACGCGCTACTGGTGAACCAGATGGCATCAACTTTGAAAACAAAACTGGCGATTTTAAAAACAACTACAGATTCATGGCTAGTGAAATTGTGAACGACAAACTCAAAACACTAAAATTCAAAGGTGTAAATTGGCACATCACAGTTGAACCCACTGTGGCAGCTATCCAACGGTTGAAAATGCAGGCACAGGCCAACTCAGAAGAACCAAACTTTCAAGTCAAAACTGATAGTAAAAACTTAAAGTTTTTCTTTGGTGATCATTCCACACACAGTGGTAACTTTGTGTTCCAACCCGATGTCACAGGCACACTTAAACATTCATGGAGTTGGCCTGTAGCACAGGTTACGAGCATACTTGGACTTACCGGTGACAAGACTATGAAGATCAGTGATGATGGCTGTATGCAAATCACTGTAGACTCTGGTATGGCAGTTTACAATTATATTTTGCCTGCACAGACCAAGTGATACAACAAGACAATCTCACAGCTAAACAATTAGATTATGCTGTGTTCCTTCCGGCTATCTCTGGCTTCTATGCCACATTTGTAGGCAAGCAACGTAATGAACACTATGTAGATCCTGCTCGACTGCCTGCTGGGCTAACGGACATGGAACAGATGAATTGGCTCAACAGTACCAAAGCATTGTTTCCATACAAGTGGAGTCTATATTCAGGTGGGCATGCCAATTTGGATCTCAACAAGCAAGACTGGTCAGAAGACATGGTTCGCAATAGAGAACCAGGTACGTTCATGCTTGGCGACTCAGGTGGATTCCAGATTGCCAAAGGCTTGTGGGAAGGTGATTGGCGTGCTAATAGTGGATGTCCTAAAGCACAAAAGAAACGAGCAGCTATCTTCACATGGTTGGATACTCTTAGCGACTATGGAATGATCCTAGACATTCCAACTTGGGTGATCCATGACAAGAAAGCCAGCAAGGCCTGCCAAATTACCACACTACAAGAAGCAGTAGATGCTACCAAGTTCAACAACGAATACTTTATGAAGAACCGTAAAGGCAAAGATGCAGGTGGTGCCAAGTTCTTGAATGTGTTGCAAGGTGATAACCATACCTCGGCAGAGCAATGGTATCAGACCATGAAGCACTACTGCGATCCGCAACAATATCCAGACAAGCACTTTGATGGGTGGGCCATGGGTGGTCAGAACATGTGCGATGTACATTTGGTGCTAAAACGCCTGGTGGCGTTGAGACATGATAATCTACTGCAACAGGGTGTGCATGATTGGATGCACTTCTTGGGCACATCAAAGTTGGAATGGGCTGTGCTACTCACCGTGATTCAAAGGGCTGTTAGGAAATACGTTAATCCAGATTTTACTATATCTTTTGATTGTGCCAGCCCATTCCTCGCTACTGCTAATGGACAAGTGTATCATCACATTGACTTGCCGCACGAAGGCAAATGGTGCTATAGGATGAGCCCCATCGCGGATGACAAGAAATACAGCACAGACACACGCCCATATGGGCAGGCTGTGATAGCAGATGGACTAGTCAATCACTTTGATGAAAGTCCACTGAGCCGACTGTTCACCATGAAGGACATCTGTATCTACCGGCCCGGGGATCTAAACAAGATCGGCAAGGAAGGCAAGACATCATGGGATTCATTCTCATATGCATTGCTGATGGGGCACAATGTTTGGATGCACTTGGAATCCGTGCAACGAGCCAATCGTGAGTTTGATGCAGGAAGTTATCCTCGAATGATGCGTGACTCCAAAGGCAGTCACGAACGATTTGCGGACATAGTGGAAGCCATTTTTGCCACTGATGATCGTGCCGAATCCGAAGCCATCATTGAGTCATACAGT